ATGAATCAAAGTTCACATCGGTTAAGAAGGTTCCTTGGAGAATCCATTTTTCAACCGCAACACCTGTTGGGTCTAACATTTCAAGGTCAATATCTTTTTTGTAACCCGCAGCATAACCCATACGACCTGTTACGGATTCTGAGTGTAGACGTACCCACTCCATCAGGGCTTGTGCCGCTGAAGGACCAATTGGGTCACGGAAAGTTACGTTTATGGTATTCCAAGTGAATCTACCAGCTACATACGTAGATGTGTTTAGGAAAGGAATTTCTGTCGCCCCGATTTGGATATTTGGTCTTGAAGTAGACTCAACATACCAAGAGTTAATTCCCAATGATGAAGGAAACGATAGGATAAACCTATTTTTTCTTTTTGGTTCATAAGGAACGGGCATTTTCATTAATAAATCAGCCATAGTATTTTGGTTTTTCTTTGTTCTTTGTTTATTTGATTATAAATATCTCGTTTTAAAATTTTTCTATTTACTTTTTTCAAAAACCCGATATTCTACACTAGAAGCAAATTAAAATAGTAATAATTATACTTCTTTTTTATCTCCTCCTTTAGTTAAATAAGTCTTAACTGGTTTATCTTCATACTCTTTATCTAAAAATGCTTTGATTTTTTCGACATTTCCTGGGTCATCATCAGAAAACCCAATCATTGGTACAAAGTTATTTTTTACATCATTTTTAAAGAATGCTTGTTTTCCGAGTCTTTCACTCATTTCTTTTACATAAGAGATAAACTCCCTTAAAGCTTTGATTTTTCCTTCTTCAGGGTTTGATGCTGACCCCTCACCATATGTTACAGGGTAATATTTACAAAGGTCCAAGTACTCATTAATCATAATCTGACCATCCTTTGTTTCGTCACCCGTCATATTTCTATATTTTTTAAGGTTTTCAATAAGGGTATCCTTACTGATACCATTATGGTTGGTAACAATAAAATTATATATTGACTCACGAAGAACTGAAGGAGTATGTCCTCGTGCAGTAATAATAGCAAATATTGAACCACCGTTTATACATTCCACAAAATCGTCCCATGAAGGACCTGTAGATGCCATCATTGAATCAATAATAAATGCACCATCACCCTTTACTCCAAAATTTCTATAAGGGTCATTTGCATAACCCACAATCATTTTGTCTTTATACTCGAATGGTTCTTTACCAATCAAAGCACGGTAATCTGCAAAGTCTTCTGTAGACATACCAACCTCTTCATCATCTTCACTTAAAAGAATAATCTGTGTCGGCATTGTCACAATATTGTCGTCCCAATCAAAAGCATAATACTTTAAATCAGGATTACCTTCAGGGTCAAAACCTTCACGAAGTTGTTTTTCTTCATAAAACTCTTTTATGATTCTTCTAATAGACATCTTATTTATTTTTCATTTTTTCAATTAATCTTTCTAATTGTGCTTCAGAAATAACAATGTTCTGAGGTTTTTCAGAAAAAGATTTTTTGCCATTGGATTTCATCTCCATAGCTTCATTTAAAGTTTTCTTTTTAAATTCCATAATCTTATTTTTAGTTAAACGTTTAATAAAAGGCTAATGGGGACCACTATTTCGGTAGTCCCCATATTATAAATATATGAGTTATTAAATATCCTCAAAAGATGCACCTGTAGGAGTAATCAAGAATTCAATATCGATGAATTCAAGAGCTCTTGTTGGTTTTAGATAAATCTTACCTGTTAAGGTATTTGAATCTAAATCTTCAGGTGTATTAGATACTGTTACTCTAAAGTCAATTAGACCACGGTCTCTTCTGATACCATCTAAGATTGGGTTAACTGAATCCAAGAATTCTTGTCTTACCTGTTCGTCATTTTGTTCGAACAACAATCTTACCGCCACCGCTGAGATTAACTTACGTGCCTGTAACAACAATCTTCTAACGTTAATTCTGTCAAGTGCAGATTCTCTAACTTGAGTAGTTTTGTTACCCCAAATTACTGTTCCTACATCTGAGAACGTTGCGATTGGGTTCAATCTACCTTTGTAAAGAGTGTCTCTATCTTCTTGAGTCAACTTCTTACGTGCCTTAATTGAGTTCACCAAACCACGAGTGTAACCCGCTGATGCGAACCAAGGGAATGCGATATTATCAGTCAACGCCAAGTTTCTTACAACCTCTGCAGTTGCAGGGATATAAATTTGTGTGTTGTTAACTGTATCTCTTGTTAATACCCATGGGTAATAAGTTGCAGTGTAGTTAGAGTCAATACCTGTTGCTTCTAAATTATCTACCGCTTCTTCAGGGTAAATAAAGTCAGTATCAAAACTACCTAATGTATTTGTGAACATTTGATAATCAGGGGTTGTACAGATGTAGATTGAATCCGCTCTGTCTGTTTCAACCATATCAATAGCCTCTTCAACCAAGTTTGAGTTATTAACATAGTCAATACCTGGTGTTACAAATACGTTGATGTTTACCGCTTCAGGGTTAGCAAATGTTTGTTGTGCCCATAAGTAAGCGTAGTAGTCAGTGTTACCCCAAGTTTCTTGGTTAGGTCCTGTAATTTGTTTGAACGCTCCCCATCCTGTCGCGTTTGGATAACTGATTGACGCCGCAGCTCCTGCTCGGTAACCCGCAGCACCTAATTGGTATCTATCACCGTTTGTTCTATACTCACGGTAGATGTCCCATCCATCAAAACCACCTGACGGTGCTAATGTAAACTTACGTGCATTTAATCTAAAGTATGGGTTAGTTTCTAACTGAGGGTCACTTCTAAATTCTGCATCACCCACTTCAAATGCAGTTTCACCTGAAGTCGTGTAAGTTGCAGGAATTGTAACAACAGTAGCTCCTGAATCCATGTGGAAACCTTTTGTAAGGTATGCCCACGGTTGAGACGATGTTGCCGTAGCTAAATTTGTTGGGTTTTGTTTTCCTTTATATTGGAAGAAGTCAGAATCAATACCCACAGTGTTAGAAACACCTAAGTATACTTTTCTTACTTTATCACCCGCAGCTCTTGTTTCATTGTCCGCACCTGAAGCCGTACCAAATGGTGGATTATAGATAACTTCACCTGGAGTATAATACTTAGTTTTATACTCTAAGAATGGTGACTTAACACCTGAGTATTGTCTTGTTTGATAACCACGGAAACCACAAGGAAGAGCATCTACTGGTGCATCTTCGTTAATTTCCAACATAATAAACTTAGACTTCAATTCAAATTCACCGTTAGATGTACCCACTTTTTTAGCCACAAAACTATTAAGGTTAGGGTCCATAGAACAATTAGTAAATTTCTCTAATACTACAGGGTTAGCGTCCGTATCAAAATAGTCACGAACAATAATATCAAATGTTCCATTATTAAATGAAATATTTGCGATTGAAATTTTTACTTCTCTGTTTGCTGAGTTACCATCAGAAATTGTGATAAACTTAAATAGGTCATAAACTGTATTACCTCTTAATTCAGAAACAACATATGGAGTCTCAGGGGTTTGGTAACGGTCTAAATACCAACCAATACCTGTATTATTTGTATCTGTTCTCGCACCTTCTAATGCTAGTAAGTCACAATCCAAACCTCTAATCATACCTTTTCTATAACCAATATTTAACATCGTGTAATATTCTTCTTCCAAGAATAAAGGTACTTCTGTTCTTGGTTTTGCAAAGTTTGACTTACCAAATACTTTTGATACGTAATTTGAATTTGAAATATTAAATGAAGTTTTAAATTCAAAATTGTCACCACCTGCAGTTACACCTGAAATTCCAAATGTAGCAAATGGGTTTTTGGTTACTGCCGAATATGCTCCTGAACAATCCATAACAACATCAGTCAATCCTGATACTTGATATACTGGACCATCGTCAGATGAATATGTTGCAATACCTCTTGAACGCAAAGTTGCGATTACTAAGTTGTGGTATTGGTCGATTGGACTACCTGAATATGAAGTAACATAAAATGCTGCAGTACCACTATATTCATTACCTGTTGTATTGGTTAATCCAGTTACGCCCGCACCAAATCCGTAACCTGTATAAACATCTGCACTTTCACTAAATAAAGCGTAGTACCAAGGGTCATTCGTTGAATCGGTTAATGTATTTGCAGTAAACTGAATTGCATTTACCTCAAGTATATTTGAATCTGATGAGTAATTCGGAGTTGCGTTTACGACATCAGTATAAGTAGCACCTGAAACTGAACCCCAAAAATACGATGTCTCACCTGATGCTGTTGGGTCTGCAATTTCACTGTAGAATGCAGTTTCCATATCAGTTAATAATGATGACTCACCACCTGTG